AAGTCGGGGCTGCTTGCTGTGTATATTCCCTGGGCAATGTTTATCTGCATATTCTTAGCTCATCTTATTAGCGGTCAGAAAAACTCTAGTTTCTGCTAGTGTTGTTACAGATCCAATTTGCCTTATCCTTACACGGAAGTCTGAACTAAACGATCCGGGAGTTGTGCGCTCTATATACCAGGCTAATGCACCAGGATTAGGAACAGCTACCCAAGATCCTGTAGCTGTACCACTTAAAGCTCTGCCATTGACATCATCGGCCTGAACTTCGTAGTCGCTTGGCACACCTGCACCAAGCCACCACATAAAAGCATCTTCGACTCCGTTTTGCGCATTGCGGAAAAAACCACGCCCTGCCAAAGACGGTGTTGGCTGATTGCTCAGCTCAAATGTAGCTCGTACAGTGCTTAAACCTGATCTTGTGGTAAAAAACACATCGCCTTGCTCGTCAGATGGCAAAAATGCTGCGTAACCTGCCAATACCGCCTGATCCTGGCTGCCCCATAGCTTGGAGCCGCCCGGAAACATTATGCGAACCCTTTAAGAAGATTACCGTACCAAGCACCATTTACAAAAGTCGCCTGAAGTACATCAGCAGCGTTAGCCGCAGTAGATAATACCGGCGTAACACCGCCAGGCCATTTAAAGTCAGCTGGCCATGCAATAGTTCTGCTGCCAGTACCATCCTGGAGGAATCTAATAAGCAGTGATTGACCAAAACTTTCGTTGTTCACGTTAAATGTAGTGATATTCTCAGTCAAAGTAATCATCCACTGGTTAGATGAGTTCATATCCAGTGTAGCGGTTCCACTGCTTGAAGTAGCGCTATTCATATCCATGTAGCTGGAACCTTGAAACTCTACTTTTCCGCTTAATGATGGGCTGGTACTAAACACTAAGCTTGACTGACGCAGACCTGTTTTTGTCGTCATGCCGTCCCACAGCGCTGTGCTTGTCGGGGAAGCCAACCAGGTTTTAATGTTACTTGTAGGGCCGTTCAGATTAGTTAGCGTGTAACCAGTACAGGCTGCTACGTTTCCGCTTGTTACTGTACCTAAGTTAGGTGAGGATAAAGTCGGGCTTGATGAAAATACCAGATTACCTGAGCCTGTCTCGTTAGTAACAGCGGCAGCAAGCTGTGCTGATGTTGCAGCAAATGTGTTGTCGCTTAGGTTAAATGTTTTGTTGGTCAAAGTCTGAGCAGCAGTAGTAGTAACAATGTCAGCGCCAGCAATCTGTGGGTTGTTGACAATTGTGTACCAGGTGCTCTGCAGCTTGTTGAACCGGACAGTAAAAGTAGACGTAGCGCTAAAGCCAGACGGAACACCTACTGTGGTTCCACCATTGCCATTTACAGTCAGGGCAGTGATTGTCTGAGTAGAAACAAAAATAATCTCCTGGCCATCAAAACAGTCAGCGACAGCCGGAAGCACAATTGTTCCAGTCGCTAAAGTACCTGCTGGATTTAAGATAACCTGTATGTTATTGCTTGCGTTTGTTAGCTGCAGCGTAAAGCCAGAAATTGGCGCATTGATTATTACGTCATAGTTTGGATCTGCAAAGTTATCTTTGACATACTGTAAAACAGTTGAGAATGACGCCTTTCGAGCATCACCCTGGCCGCTAGAATACACTGGAACCTGATCGGAGCCAGCGACAGCATTGACTGAAGATAATTGATTAATAGTGGGCATAAGTAATTCCTTAATTAAAATCTAATTCGCCATCATCTCCAGCTAGTAAAGGATCAGACGGCGGATTGATATATGGCCGATCTGTGTCCTTCTTACCTGCACCTCGCGGTAAGGTTCCAGGGAGCTGTTGTTCTGAGGGTTTAGCAAAACGCTCTAAGAGTGCTCTGTAGCCACTCCTTGCTTGCGTCTTGGTTTCTGGCATTACTACTTTTCCGTATGACGGAGCAAGTTTGATGCCGAGATTCGTAATAATAGCTTCGTGAGCAAAGTCTGGAACCATTGTAACGGTGTCCAAATCTGAGTCAGATGGGTTATTGGTCAACGGATAGCCCAGGCGTATGCCATAGCTATTCCACTGCGCAATCATAGTGTCTAATCGACGTAAAGCGCTTTGCAGCTGTTCTGGTGTCAAATCGAATACGTAGTTAGCCAGGCCAATCTCTTCTAGTGCCTGGGTGATGTATTCACGCTTAGTCCATCCCATTCTGTATCGCTCCAAGTATTAATAAAAAGAGGGGCGGCGAACCACCCCCCTTAAAACTGCTAGACCGATTAAGCTTGGCCAAACAGCATGATACCAGACATCTCTGGCTGCTTGTTAACAACACCAAACAGAGTATCGCAGCGATACTTAGTAGTCATAGTGTTGATATCGTAGAACTTCTGCATAACCAGCTCAATACCCTGGTCAGTAGTGCCACGAAGAACAGAAACACCAGCGTTATCAGGCATTGCATAACGACCAGCGAGCAGCTCCATAGAGTCTTTCTGCCAGAATGGGTTAGCAGCAGCAGTGGTAGTGTTAAGGAAAGCAATCGCCTTAGCAGCAGCTTTAGAAGTTACTTCACAGTTTTTGTACTGCTCAGCGGCTTCGTTAGCAACCTGGTTAGAGATGATTGGAGGACTAATTACCATAGTAGTGCCGTTAGTTACAGACATCACTCGGAAAGTCTTAAGCTGGCCGGTAGGCTGCTTAGTGATGTGATGTACTGACTCAACATTACCGATAGTGAAACAGTCGCCAGCAGCTACGTTAGTAGTAGAGGAAACAGTTACTGTATCTGTACGGTTATCTACGTTGATCTGACCGCCTACTGAAGTGCTAGTAGCAGAAGGGTTGTAGAAGTTAGTAGCAGCATCGCGGGTATCAATTGTAATGCTTGAACCAGCAGCAGCAGTTAGACGGTTAGCATAGTCAAGCTTGTAAGTATCGAAGCTTGCTACCTGACCAACAAATGCGCGCTCGTATGCAGAGTTAGACTTGTCACCACCGAATGAACGACCAGCAGCAGCGCCACCGTTAGCTAGGTTTCCAGCCATACCGTTGTAGTCACGGCTTGAAAGAGCCAGGTAACGATCATAATCAACAACACCTTGCTCGTTCATAATTGCTTCAACTTCAGCAACATCATCAAAACCAGTTGCAGCAGCGGTGCGCTTAACTACTAGAGTACCCTGAGTAGCAGCAACATCCATAATAGCGACGTTGATGTCAGATGCCAGCTTCTGCTTAGCAGCGTCAGCCAGGCGATTTTCCTGGAGAGCGTCACGCAGTTCTTTAGCGTCAAGAGTAAAAGGTACAGACTTGCTGAAGCCAATAGTTGAAGGCACAGCCAGCTGAGTTGAATCCTTATATGATGCAGAGATATCAGTACCAGGTGCGGCATCAATAGAGCTTGCGATATAAGGCTGTGGGCGCCAGATAGTGTCGCTTGCGCGCTCCATCATGGTCTGGTCAGTGTTATAAACACCAACATTACGTGATAATACCAAAGCGTCCTGGAAACCTTCCAGAATGCTCTCGAACGCGACGCGTTCTTCTTTGTTAAATGAGTTAGCCATTTTAAATATTCCTAAATTAAGTTATTTATTGGCGCGCTTCAGATTTCGCTTGTACTGCATCACTTTATCCATGTTGCCAGTCTTTGCTGCTTCTTCACGCAACCGTTCTAAGGTAGAGTCAACAGCCCCAGAGGAAGTAGTGCTAGACTTAAACTTCTTCTCAGGCTGGGCTTTCGCCTTGCGATTACTTACTTTCAATTGTGTCTCCAGTTTTGCTACCGCAAAGGCAAAGGACACAGGGTTATCAATTGCAGCCAGCTCTTTCGCCTTCTTAGGGTTTTTACCAAGTGCATAAACTAACAATGCAGGGTTTTCTGCTCCTTCAAGCAAAATTCCTTGCTGGTTGTTATTCAGCGTATCTTCAATCAAGTGCTCTGCGGATTCAAAATCACGAACTTTAAGCTCAGAACGCTTCTTAGCGTATCCTTCTAGCTTAGACTGCCAGACCTGCTCAGCTTGCTGTAACTTTTGCTGCTCTGCTGCCTGGTGCTCATCTATAGCTTTCTTATTTTCGTAATATTGAGCCAGCTGATCTTCATAAGCATTGACATCATAATTAAGGCCATCAAGTGTCGGCTTTACAATCTCTTTAGGTGCCGGATTGGACTCAGCTACCTGATCGTTAAGCTTTGCTTCAAGCTCCTTATTTTTGCGCTGTAACTCCCGGTTAGTTTTACGTACTTCTTTCACCCATTCAGGTGCTGGACTACTGTCTTCTTCGGTGGGCGGCGCGTCCTCACCAATCTGAACAATTACTTCATCATCTTCGTCGTCTTCCGGCTCGTCTGCATCTTCCTGACTTGATTCCTCTGTGATCTCATCCTGGTCTGATTCAGACTGTTCAGGACTCTCTTCGGTTTCTTCGTCAAGCTGTACTTCCTCGTCGATTGACTCCTCAATTACTTCGTTCAGATCTTCATCTGCCAATTCGTTCATTGCTTTCCCCTGTTAAACTCACCCATTAAAACGGCTGGGCGGAAGCCGGTACTACAATTCTGCTGTCATATACATCATTTTGCAATTATTTGCACATTTTTTTCTTGCCACCCTTCTTGGTGGTTTTCTTCTTTGGCGGTCTTCCGACCTTATTACCGTATGTACCTTTACCTGCTGGCATAATATTCTCCTATTTCTTCTTGGATTTAGCGCCGGAACACTTCCACCGCTTTCTTGATAAATTGTTATACGTCTCGCTTCAATTTTGTTTTCATTCATGTAAATGACGGGCTTGCGAATGAGGATAATTTTCTTTTCTTTAGGTGAATAGGCTACTTTTTCGGAAGTTG